CTAACAATCACTGCCTGGTCTGTAGAATATATTCTTCTTGCTTCTCTTTTCGCTTGATAGTGCTTTTGAACCCTCACGCATATTATTGATTTCTTCAAATAAGATACTTGCCTGGTCTGAGGTATTACTGGCACAAACAATATCAACGCCACCTCGTGACAAGAAAAATTCAGCCAAGTCGATTCCAGCAACAAATGTAGTTTTTCCATTCTTTCGAGCGATTAACAAAATGACTTCATTGAATCTTCTAAATCCAGTATCAGCATACTTAAAGCCATATGCTGTTTGTAGTAGTGCTTTTTCCCAAAGTTCTAAAAGAAAAGGGTGTTCATTAAATGGCGATTTCGTATGCTTGCAGAATGTTTCGATAAAACGGATTCTAATATCTCCTGCGTGTAAGTCGAATATGAATTTAGGATTGTCTAAATCTAAAACAAGTTGATCCAGGACTGACCTCAGTTCTTGGCCAATCAGGATGCTCCCATTCTTAATCTCTTCATAGTAATCTAAGAGATAGTTCATAAACCCTTTAGGAACTTATCAAGTTCATCATCTTCTTCACCACTATTTTTACCCATTATTGCACTAATAGTTTTTAACGTAGATGAGAATGAAGACATAAGTTTCGTATAGTATTTTGCTGGTTCGCTTTGGCGTTGTTTTCCACTTGTTGATACTTGAACAGCACCATATTTATGTATCTGTTCTTTTAATATTTCGAGTTCCATTTTCATGAATGCTGCCTGTTGAAGCAATTCTTCAACCAGGGTTCTTTTTCCTGAGTCTAGACTATCCAAAGCAAAAAGGCTTGAAAGCCTTATGTACTCTTCATAGACACAATTTAGTTTACTCATAATTTGGTACCTCAAATATTCTTTCTGGACATAATAGAATATTGCCTAATAATCCAATACCAGTTAGTTGACGGAATGACTCGTTTCTTTTTCTTCGCTTAAGAAGTCCTTCTTCATCACACACTATATAGTGATTCAATTATCTTGCAGGATAGAGTTCAATATAGCCCTCAACAAGGCTTTGAAGTTCATACAGTGTGAAGTATCCATCCTTTGGTGTAATCGTTGTTACGGTTCCATCTTCTTTGAATAAAACTGCGTTCTTAGGTTCTTTAGTGATCTGATAAATTCTTAATGGTACAACATAGTTTCGATTACACTCATCACAACATTTTTCTCCATTAAATGGTGATGGGTTATTCCCATGTCCTGTGAATGTTTTATTGCAGATTGAACATCTATTCATAGCTCGTTTCTCCTACTTTCACTTTATAGATACTTTGTATCTAACAACACAAATACCACAAAGAATTTAAATATCCAGTGAATAGAGAAATATTCGACCGGCATAAGCGAACCTCCATCAAGTGATTTGTAGTCATTCAAGATGGAGGAGAAGCAAAACCAGTAACGTAATCTCATATCAGAATCACCTTGTTTAAGGGGTCAAAATCAATGAGTGTCGTTTCCGTTTCGACTTTAGATATTTCTATCTTGTTTTGATTCTATCAAGTAATCGCTAAATATTTGGGGGTCAAACTGAAGACTTGTTCTAAAAATGTTCTACGCGCGTGTAGGGGGTGAAAGTGTTTGGTCTCAAAACGTAAGAAAATCTCAGAATCAAATCTGAGATTTTCAAAATTTAGGGTCACGTATTTTAGATGTGGGGCTTGCGGTCGTGGTACTTTCAACAAGTAAATCAATATGGGGGGGTTATTTAAATTTTAAATCAATGAGATCATTAAAAATCATCTCTATTGAAGCAGATTTTCTATATTTGGGATTCAATATAATAGAACTTAGAGTACTCTTGAACATGTAAAGGTATTGAAAATAGTTTCCATTATTATTTTTCTTATTTCCATGAGCAATAGAACTTCTAAAAGAATAAAATTCTTTGAACCGTTTAACAATATTTTTTCGGTCTTCTAAATCTTTTCCAATTAAGAAAGCAATTGTCTCTGAAATATGCGATTGAATACTGGGTGAAATTTGTGAGGATTCGTTATTCTTTAATAAACACTCAAATGCAAATGCTACTTCTGTTATTGCTATCGACTCATCTTCTTCGTTGATGGAAGTACCAATCCAGTCTATCGATTTTATGATTCGTTCTTCCAATTTATTGTTGTTATCTTTAGAAACAATCTCCCAAATGTAGAAATTACCATTTTCTTTACTATTAAAGTAATCTGTATCAAGTTCTACTGGAATATCTTTCCTCTTGATAGAAATTCCTCCAAGTACTAATCCATTTTCAATGAATTGATCATAGTGATTAATATATGTGTGAAACACTTTGCTATCAATATATACTCTTTCATGCTTTATACCCGCCATGTATCTTAAGACATTAATTATTTTACTGTAGTCTCTATCAAACAACTCTTTGCAGTAATCAGAATCTATTGTTTCATAATCAATAAGCAAATATATGAAATGTGTGTCTTCAGCAGTTTCTCTTACTTTCCCTTCAATAAACCACTTATACTCATCTCCATCTTTATTTAAAACCATTTTTTCATCAATGTACTCAAGGATTTTTTCTTTTTTAATAAATGTGTATTTCCCTAGAACCATTGAGTCATTAATGAGTCTTATTCCATAAATTCTCGCTAGATGATACAATTTCATTGTTTTAACAGCTTCTACTTCTTTGACAATATTTTCTCGAGTAAACTCGTTTGTAAACAAAAGTTGCTGTGTCAAATTAAGGAAGTGATTAAATGAAATTTTTCTATCGCTCATTTTAAGCTTGGAATACAATTCTAAGTAATTACCCATGTATTTATCAATATTTTCTTGACCATAAATAGAAATAGTTGGCATACTATTTAATTTTTCATGATACTCATCAGATTTCAAAGGTCTCGTATACTTAAAAGTCATCATTGCCGGTCTTTGGTTGTTATTGATTTGCACTTGTGGTTTCAAAGATTCATAAATTTCACTTATAATCTGTTCGATTGTCATTTTTATCACATCCATTCATAAATATTATACAGTATGTTTGGCTAATATTTTATTAAATTCCCACTCGAATCAAATTGTATCCTGGATTTATTAAATCTTCCATGGACTTTGTTATGGCATTCTTTACAAAGAGCAACTAAGTTATTTGAATTTAAGGTTATGTTTGAATCATTTTTGTTATTCTCTTTAATTTCAATGATGTGATGCACTTCTTCAGCAATTCCAAAACATTTTTCACATCTGTAATTTACAGACAGCATTTTTTGATTACGAACATTTTTCCATTCCTTTGAATCATAGAATGGTTTAATTGATTTTCGTGCCATTTGCTTCTTTCTTAATTAACTTAATTAAATCATCACTTATGGTTTCCCAAGGATAATATAAATAGCCAAAGTGACCATACTCTGCAAGTGACTGATATGTTTGTTTCTTCAGTTTTAGTTCTTTGATAATGTTTGTGGGAGAAAAATCAAAAAGTCGGTTTACGATGGTTCTCAATTGATCATCGCTATACGTACTACCAATGCCTTTGACATCGATAGCAACCGGGAATGGTACTCCAATAGCATATGCTACAGTGACTTCACAAGTATTAGCAATACCAGCTTTAACTATTGCCTTTGCAACATATCTGCAAAAGTAAGCTCCACTTCTATCGACTTTCGTATAATCTTTTCCAGAGAATGCTCCACCACCATGAGGGATGATTGTTCCATAAGTGTCAATCTGCAGTTTTCTACCAGTGACACCACTATCAGCAAATGATCCACCCTTGACAAACTCTCCAGTTGGATTGATTAGGATTAAGGTATTGATGTCTGTTAAATCTGATGGCACTACTTCTTCAATAACATCATGAATATATTGTTCATATACTAATCTATCTACTCCTGGTTTTGTTTGAGCACTCACTACAATAGTTGAGACATGCTTTGGTTTATCATTTTCGTAGACAATACTAACTTGGCATTTTCCATCAAGACCAAATATTTCAGAATTTTCACGGTTAACAATATCCATACTTCTAGCAATGTTTCTCGCAATCACGTAGGGTAATGGTAAAAACTCTTTGGTTTCGTTTGTTGCGTAGCCATACATGATACCCTGGTCTCCTGCACCAAGTTTGTCGACACCTTGACCTATGTCTTTAGATTGTTCTGAGATCTTAACTAGGACTTCAAATTCATCAACTTCTAAACCGATATGACTTAACACTTCTTTTGCTGCATGTTCGTAGTCAATTTGATTCGTAGTTGTGACCTCACCTGCCACAACGAGTAAATTGTCTTTGATTAAACATTCGATTGCTACCCTCGAATCTTTATCTTTAGATAAAATTGCATCAAGAATCCCATCCGATACTTGATCACAAACCTTATCCGGATGAGCACGGAATACTGCTTCACTTGTTCTAATTTTCATATTCTTCTCCTGTTTCATTAAATACGTTGAAGTCACTAAGTGGATATTTTTTGCCATCTCTAATAAGATGACAGTCTTCAATGTTTCCACCATCAGATAAATATCTTTTCACAATGACATCAACATAGATTCTTGATAACTCCAAAAGATAGCATTTTCTTCCCAATTGATTAGATGCAATCAATGTTGAACCACTTCCGCCAAATGGATCCATAATCAGATCACCTTTTCGGCTTGAATTTTTGATGAGAGTGCCCACTAAATTAATAGGTTTCATGGTTGGATGCAAATCACATCTAGCAGGTTTATTTTCGTTAATAACACTATACTTTGCAGATGCATACATATCTTCTAGAAGAGTTATCAATTCTTCTTTTTTCATTGATTTAAAATCAAGCATTGGTGCATCTATAACGGTTGTTTGTGTTCTATCATCTACAAAGTAATGTGCATTGCCTTCTTTAAAAGCATAGTAGATGGCTTCATGTTTCCATTGGTAATCTTGTCGTCCAAGAACAAATGTATTCTTGTTCCATATCAATTGTTGTCTTGGCTTTAAATTGACAGTTCTTAGAGCAACTTCAAATTCTACTAACGAAGATGATGAGTGAAAAACATATACTGCACCACCTTTTTTTAAGAAATGCTCCATGTTGGTGAATGCCAAAGTCAAGAACACAATAAAATCACTACTTTCCATATGATCATTTAAAATACGTCTGTTATCAAACGCTTCGATGACATCTCCTTTTGAACCAACATCGACATTGTATGGTGGATCTGTGACAACCAGGTCAATCGATTCATTACCTAAAAGCGTTTTGAAATCACTTTCCTTAGTTGAATCACCACAAAGTAGTCTATGTTGCCCTAGTAGAAACAAGTCACCAATTTGACTAAAGGGTTCAACGTTTAGTCCATTGTCTATATCAAATTCATCTTCATGTGTTTCTTCGTTTTTGTCTTCTATGAAGTGTTCAAATCCGAAAAGTGACATATCCAAGTTTAAATCAGCGAGTTCTTCATTTAGTTTTTCGATATCCCATGTTGCGAGTTCACTCGTTTTGTTGTCAACCAATCTAAAAGCTCTGATTTGCTCTTCGGTTAGATCATAAGCAATTATACATGGTACTTCTAAAAGTCCTAACCGATGACTTGCTTTATATCTCGTATGTCCTGCTATGATGATATTATTACCATCGATGATGATAGGAACCTTAAACCCAAATTCGTTTATAGAATTTGCTACAGCTTCTACTGCATCTTCATTGTTTCTTGGATTATTCTCATATTCCCTTAAATCACTTAATTTCTTGTAGATGATCTCCATTGATCCATTCCTCACTTAGTTTCTCCATTCTCTTTTCTGCTAATTCCAGTTCAAGCTTCTTGTCACTGTACTCTCTACCAAAATGAATAGTTAGCAAGTATTTGGCTGCTCCTATATCTGGAGGTACATCTTTAATGTGCTTAATAATTCTTTTCTTTGTGCCACGTGCTGTTTCTTCAATGTATTGGTCTTCATCTGTTGATTTGAATCCAACTGCACGTTTTACAATGGCATCCATCAGCATTCCTTTAAAACGTTCTTTACCTTCTTCGTAAGCATCTTTCATGTCTGAATGCTTATTTTTAAGGGATTGAAATGTTCGCTTACTGATTCCAAGTGCAATTGCTATCATATCTTCATTAGCCCCTGTACTTGATAATTTTTTAATCAAATCAAGTTTGCTCTTTAACTCGTTTTTATCCTTCCATACATGATAGATATTTTTCATATGACTGGTGTTAGCCTCCTTATTGGAAGTTGAACACTACGAATTCTCGCAAGGATTAAATCCCTAGGTATGGTTACCAGTATCCATAAAGAAAAAACCACGACAGTTTCCTTTCGTGGTCTATTGTATCTTTAATTGTTTAAATATTTGGGGGTCAAACTGAAGACTTATTGGTTATTTAACAATCACAAACAATTGGATTATCATTTTCATCATATTTCCACTCATTTTTCCAATAAACTTTTATATCTCCGCCACCTATTAAATAAATATCTCTATCGAATCCATGGCCACGATCCTCACGCCATGTATAAGTTTTTGGGTTAAAAAAAGAGTTTTTTTCAGTTTTTTCTTGATTAAGAAAAATATTAACTTCTAAACCATTAAAAGCATAAACACTAATATTTTTTATGTTATTTGGTAGTACGATATTTTTAATGGTCGAATTAATAAATGCATTCTTTTCTAATGAATCAAGTTCACATTCTGGATGAAATAACAACGTATCAACTTTAACACAAAATGAGTTTTCAAAAATCCGTTTAACTAATTTTGGTATTACTAACTTACTCGTTTCTATATAAATTTTCTTGATCTCTTTTATTTTACTAGGAATATACTCCCAGTTACGAAATACCGTTAATGTTTCTTCTATATTGTCTATACCCTCAAAAGTAACTGTTACATCATCACTATTTGTGTAAAATGCATTCTTTCCAATAATTCTAATTGATTTTGGTACTTTTGCACTAGGAGGTATGTGAAATGCGCTTTCCCCTATTATCTCAAGTTGACTATCTTCTTCAAATTCAACATTTTTTAATTTATCGCAATATTGAAAAGCATAGTTGCCGATTTCTATAACACTGTTTGGTATTGCGATTTGGACTAACTTAGCTTTACCTTGTGGATAATATATTCCACAATGATCCTCAGTAAAAATATAATCATCCAGTTTTTTAATACCACTCGGAATTATATAGTCACCATTTGAATTTAATGGTATGAACTTTAGAGTCTCATTTATTAAATCAACCAACATTCCATTATCATATAGTTTAAAAGAAGTATTTTCATCATCAATTTGAATCTTAGGATAGATTCTACTAAAGTTATTAGTACCAATGAAAGTAGTACTCTTTGGTATAAAAATGTATAGATTAGGAGACCTAAAATTACTCTTTCCAATAATTTGAAGATTGCTTAATTTTGATATGTTGATTTTTTTGAGGATTGAAGACTCACTAGAATGCAAATGAAAGGTAAAGTCACCAATCTTTACTACTGAATTAGGAAGTTCAAACTCGGTTAATCTGAAACAATTATAAAAAGCATAATCATCGATTACTTGTATTGAGGACACGTTTTCATTATTTATATTAAGTTGATTTAGAATTGAATGATTTTCAACATCTATATTATGAGACTCTATAAAATGCACTTTTGATAATTCATAGCAATCTTCAAATGCAGACTTTCCTATTCTATAAACACTTTTGGGTATATTTATGACTTTCAAATATTGCATTTGAGCAAATGCTTTATCATCAATTTCGAATAATTTGCTGTTTAAATTGATTTCAACCGTTTCTACATATCTACAAGACATAAAAGCATATTTCCCAATATACTCAATTGTATTAGGAATTATGATTTTTCGTAGTTTATCCCACTGTTCGATATAACTATTTCTTTTTATTGCAAATGCATAATCGGATATTTTTTTTATAGGTAAACCTTTATACATTCGCGGTATGTTGACTACCTCTTCTGAAATGTTTTTAACAGAAATTAGAGAATAATAGTCAAATGTTTTGGATAGTTTGAATTCAAATTCAATCATTGCCATCTCCTTGTGAGATTAATTCATTCAATATGATACGACTATACTCAATTGCATCCTTTTCAATTTCTTGATTAAGATAATGATCATGTCCTGGTCTCTTGTAATCATCAAATTCCTTTAACCATATTTCTACGACCTTTGGATCGTGATAGATGATTTCTGGGAAGTCAATACAAGCTCTTTGATATGCATGTCTAGTCTCATGGAAGCTGCACTTAAGGATTTCAAGTTCATCTGCATTTTCTATCCAGTCACTACTAAACACAATGTAGTATCCTTCATGAAGAAATGTTGCATTGATATCATTATTTTTGAAGAATGATTGCGGTTTGAAATGGACCTCTATATCTGATAACCCTAGTTTTTTTGATGCATAATCAACACCAAACCTCGCTATTTTCTCTTTCATCTTACACCAATTATCTAGTATTTTTATTGCCGTTCACTGTGGTTTTTGCCATGTGAACGGCATAACGCTTTTTTGTCCTATAAAGGGTATATAAAAGGTAGTCTATGTACCTCAAAAGGTATGTTGGTGTTGCCGTTCACATACATTACTGTCCATAAATTAATTACAACTATTAAGCAAGGAATATTCTTCAATAAAAAGCTTACTACTATAGTTTAAATTCTGCATATTTTCTTCCATTTTGAATCCCGAACTCCACTAAGCAAGGAAACAAATCATCACCCATGTTTGCAATTCCAATACAATTGATTGCCCAGTCAAGTAATTGCATAGGTAATAAATAGCAAACCGGCTTTTCTTTTTCATCAATGGTTAAGCAAGGTTGTTCCATATTTCCAAAATAACCAACTGATAAAACCTGATATACAGAATATGATTCTTTACTATTATTAGATTCAAAAACAGGTAAGATATTATGCTTCCGAAAATCAAAATATGTTTTTGCACCTTTTTGATTAAAGTAATAATCCTTGTTTGTTTTTTCGACAAATTCAATAGGTAGTTTTATTTTCATCATATCGAATCTTTTGCGTAATTGATCGATTGCGAAGTTATTCAAGTTAGTTTGATGGGTAAAATTGTCTATTGATTTAAACGTATTTAATTCTTTAAAACTCACAAAGTAGTTTAATATGCACACAAAATATATGAATGCATCAGAATAATTTCCTGAAAATGTTTTGTACCATGCATTATTTTGGTTACTTACTATATGATGCAATTTTCGATATAGATTAAATCTTTTTTCATCAATATCAAACCATTCACATGAGAGAAGCTTTAATGATAGTGCCTGATCGAGCAACTCATATCTTAAATTTTTTTCTATTGATGAGATAAATTTAGAAATTAACCCAGCTAGCATATCTGATATTCTAATTCCTTGAGATTCCTTTGAATCAACTTCAATCGCATTGATAAAACCAACTTTTTTTGCTGCTAATAAAGTTTCTCCATAACCTTCTTTGTCAATATAAAGTCTGATTAGACTCTTATTTGTTTCTTTAAGATATTGTTTGAAACCTATAAATGCAATTTCGTAACTCCAGTCAATAACAAATTCTTTATTATAACTACTTAAAATCATTATTAGTTCATCAATAATTTTGTTTTCAATCTTCTTATGCTCCAGATTGCCATTAAGTTCCCTTTGATCATTAGCAAAATCTATCAAAGATTTTATAAACGTGCCATCATTATTAAACATAGATTCACAAACTGCTATGGGATTATAGATACTAATCAGTTTTGTTATAGAATATCTTAACGAATCAGCATCTAGTAAGAAACTGTTCTTATAATCTTTTAATAGTTGATTGACCACATATTCAATTTTGTTGATCACTGCAATATAGATATAAAGATTTTTCTTAATAAAAAAATCGAAATATTCATCAATTAATGTGATGTTATTTTTATGAATAGATTTGAAACCCCATTTAAATTGTTTTGTTTCAAGTGTATCGCTTTTTAACTCGGTGAGATGTCGAAGTAGTTTGAATTTATCTTCAAATGATTTATGTTCATTCAATATGACTTCCTCATGTTGATTTTTGTAACCAGTTATGACAGAAATAAAAAACGGTGAGAACTTAGTTTCCTTTACTGTTTCTTTGGTTATTTTTCTACTATGCGAAGTTTCATCATAGAAAAATCTATATTCATCCATTAATTATCTCCTGACTCGAATTTTAAAACCAGTTTATTACCATCCCAAACCAATAGATTCCATTTTTCCTTTTTAGACAATTGAATGAGTCTATTTGCTTCATCAGTGTCTAGTATGTTTTTATGAAGAATAATTCCGGAAACAATATTTGCATAAATTTTATTGGCTTTATTATTAAAAAATCTATATTCTCTTTCTTTACTCCAAACTGTATTCTTAGTTAACAATTGAATCGATAAATCTTTTTCTAAATTTTGTTTTATTTTTTTTTGATTTCCAAGTTGTAATGCAGCAAGAAAAATTGGTAACCATGAGAAATGATCTCTTTCATCTGTGTAAACTACAGGATTTAAGTCTTTAAGTTCAATCATCTCATCTGTAATTAAGTTTGTCTCATACTCAACACAAAATCCATATTCATCTGCGTATTTTTCCCAAAGATGTTTATTTACTGCTGAATCAGACATGCTGAAAACTTTGATTGTGTGTCTATATGTATCATTAAATTCAAATATTGGTTCTAAAATATCCTTAAACTTATCTTCGTTTTCTTTAAAATTAGTTTCAGAATATTTTTTAGCTTTTTCAAATTTTTCTATGTCTCCATCACTTGCACCAACACCTAAAAGAAACTCATTAAAGTTGCCATTATTCATCATTTCTGCCATTGAAAGTATTTGTTCATCTGTGATTGAATCCACAAATGATACCATTTGAGGAATTTTTTGATATACGAGTTTTAAAAAGCTTCTGTATATTGTGGCTTGGTTATTTGAAAAGTACTCTATAAAAAGTTCTTCTTCTTTTTCTCTATCATAATAAACCATCGAGTCCGATGGGTCATTTAGACTCTTTATGTCTGCAAACCACAAATACCCCTCGTCTAATGCTTTTAGGTAGTTTGCAAAACTAGTTTTATCGACAATTGATCTATATTTATATAGTTTAATAAAATCCCCACCCAACTATTGAGAAATAACTTAAACTCTTAATTCGTCTCATTCTCACAAACAAGTTCTGTTTGCTCCATTATCAACTGAACTGATTTATCATAGTTATTCGGGTCTTTAGGGTCATCTGGTGGATAGTTATATTTCTTTAATAAAACTTTGATTTCAAATCTGATTTTCGCTCTAACTGAATCTCTAATATTCCAGTCAATCGTAGTACTTGATTTAATCTTCTTGGTGAGTTCTTTAGCAATTTCTTTTAATATATCTATGCCCATTACTTCCTTAGCAGTCATGTTAGAAGATAGCGCTTCATAGAATGCATATTCATCCTCAGTTAAACCGGACTCTTTGCCTGCTTCAGCTGCTTTTGTAATATCTTTGGCTAGTTCTATCAGTTCTTGGATAACAACAGTAGAATCGATTAATCTAGCTTGATATTTTGTTAATGCATATTCAAGTAGTTCAGAAAACTGTCTAGATTGAACAATGGTCTTTCTAGCAATCATTCTTAGCTTCCCTTTGATAAGACGCTTTAGAAGTTCAATAGCCACATTCTTATGTTCCATCTTTTTGAACTCTTCTAAAAACTCTTCAGATAATATTGATATATCAGGTCGTGCTAATCCAATTTCAGTCATAATATCAATGACTTTATCTGACTTAAGTGACTTGGATATCAATTGATTGAGTTCAGTATCAAGTTGATCGATTGATTTTTTCTTACTGCTATCGGTTGAAAGTTTAATGATACCCGCCCTTACAGACTTAAAGAACCCAATTTCAACATTGTGTTTTTCAGCTTCTTCAGTTGTTGAACAGAGTGAATATGCTTTTGATAACTCAGAGACAAATTTCAAATAGTCATTTTTTCTTTCTTCTCTTAGTCCAATCACATAGTCAATGGTTTCCATGATGACTTGTAGTTTTTCACTAAATCTGTCACCAAAATATCTATAATAATCGTGTTGATGAAGAATATCTCTAACAACATCGAGTTTTTCTAGCATCACAGAAACAGCAAGTGCAGTATCAACACCCACTTGTTCTCTATCGTTATCGGTATACTGCATTAATGCTTTCTTTAATTGGTCTGCAATTCCAATATAGTCAACAACGAGTCCACCTTGTTTTTCTTTGAATACCCGGTTAACTCTAGCAATAGCTTGCATGAGGTTATGTCCTTGCATTGGTTTATCAACATACATGGTATGCATACTTGGCACATCAAAACCGGTTAACCACATATCCCTAACAATAACAATTTCTAATTCATCGTTGTTATCTTTCATTCTGTCTGATAGGGTTTCTCTGGTTTGTTTGGTACCTATGTGTTTTTGCCACTCTATTGGATCACTCGATGAGCCAGTCATGACCACTTTGATTTTCCCTTTAAGTAGGTCATTTGAATGCCACTCTGGTCTAAACTCTACAATCGCATCATAGAGTTCAACAGCGATTCTTCTGCTCATAGCAACAATCATTGCTTTACCAACTGGTGTTTCCATCGAAGTTTGTCTTTTCTCGAAATGTTCTACCATATCTCTTGCAACTGTCTTGATTCTTGATTTAGAACCAACAATTGCTTCAAGTCTAGCCCACTTACGTTTAAGACCTTCTTTTTGTGTTTCTTCCTGGTATTCGGTTATTTCATCATAGTTTTCATCAATCAAATCATATTCTTCTGTAAAGTCAATTTGAGCGATTCTACTCTCGTAATATATCTTAACTGTCGTTTTGTCTTCAACTGCTCTAGACATATCGTATATATCGATATAATCACCAAAGACGGCTCTGGTGTTCTTATCAGTCGTTTCAATTGGTGTACCTGTGAAACCTATATAAGATGCATTAGGAAGTGAATCTCTTAAGTATTTAGCATATCCATATTTTTCAAATGCTTCATCTTTGGATTTCACAACTTTAGCACTAAATCCATATTGGCTACGATGTGCTTCATCAGCTAATACGATTACATTTTTTCTATCTGTTAAAGCAGTGATAATGCCTGTTTCATCAGGAGCAAATTTTTGAATGGTGGTGAATATTATCCCACCCGAATCTCTACCATTTAATAGAGCTTTTAAATCTTCTCTAGATTCCGCTTGATCAGGAATACTTCTTAGTAAATCACTTGATTTAGAGAACGTTAAAAACAACTGATCATCTAGATCATTTCTATCTGTCATAACAATAATGGTTGAATTTGATAATTCTTGTGAAATGACAAGTTTACCCGCATAAAAAACCATCGATAGTGATTTCCCACTACCTTGGGTATGCCAGATAACGCCAATTCTTCTGTCACCTTGAGATGAAGTTGCTTCATATGTTTTTTCTAATGCAGTATTCACAGCATGGTACTGGTGATAACCCGCTAGAATCTTAGTATACTCTGCATCATTTTTTTGAAATAGAATATATTGTTTGATGATGTCAAGGAATCTCTTTTTATCAAACATGCCTTTAATGAGTGTTTCTAGTTGAGGTATAGTTGTTGGAGCAACCTCTTTACCATCAGTCGTACGCCATGTCATGTATCTATCTTCATCTGAAGTAATGGTTCCTGCTTTAGCATGTAAACCATCACTGATAACATTAAATGAGTTATAAATAAATAAACTACTGATTGCTTGTTGGTAGTTTTTAATTTGTCTAAAAGCTGATTTAATTGAGATGTTCTCATCTGATGCAGTTTTTAATTCAAAGACAACAAGTGGAATACCATTGACAAAGATAACAACATCTGGTCTTTTATCAACTCTGTTTTCAACAACTGTAAATTGATTAACGACTAAGAAATCATTATTTGATTCATCAACAAAATCAAAGATTTTAACTTGAGTATGAACTAATCTACCAGTTTGATTATGATAAGAAACATCTACGCCATCGGTTATCATTTTTTGAAATGTTCTATTGTTTTCAATGAGTGATATTTGTTTAGGAATGGTGATTTGTCTAAAGGCATCTTCAAGTGCGGATTTAGGCAGTGTTTTATTCAAGCGAAAAAGCGATTCTTTCAATCGCTCTGCTAGAATTACATCACTATAAGACTCTCTTTGAGGATAAGATCCATCAGGAGCAATATTTGGACCGAATTCTATTTGATAGTCTAGTTCTTGAAACCACTCTAACGTAGCTTCTTCGACACCAGATTCAAAAAATACTTTTACTCCCATTAATTCACCCCTCAATTGGCACTTCTATTTCACCATTCATTAGTTTTGGTAATAGTTCGTCTCTTAAGCTTTTAAGAGTCTTATTTTCTTCAATATTGTTCATATAATACAAATAAATATTTTTAAGATTACTGTTAAATTCTTTAATGATTTCGGATTTGAATGGTATTTTTATACTCATAATTCCAGTTGGACTAATATTAGGTTGGGCACTTCCAACCCCTGCACTTTTTATGTTATCAATTATTCTTTTATCCCTCATCATACTATGCAAATATGGAAGTTTATCAACTGGACTATTACCTAGAAAAAATTTCCCAACTCTTTGATTTACATAAATATTCCGTTTGGATGAAGTAATCAAACCGATTTTTCCAATTGTAGCACCAGTCATGGCAATCAGTAAGTCCCCTCTTGTTACCATAAAATCATTAGCTTTTATGGTGTGTTTATTATCTACTTTATCCAATTTATTTATATCAACCATAACATTATCCAAGTCCTTAATTTTTATTACATTTGCACCTTTATCAGTCCACCATGAACTTTTAAATGCATAACCAGACTTTACTGTAACATAGTCACCTATAGTTTTTATCTGCCACTCTTTAGGTATCAATCCTAATTCACTTTCACTCATAATACCACTACTGGATTTATATGGTTCTCCATCCTCATTGGGAAATTCAAAATCTACAAACCATCGCTTGTAGATGGTTTGTGCTAAATCCTCAAGGTTTTTATTGATCTTATTATTCATATCGATTTTTTCATCAAAAGATGAAAGGATGTTTGCAATTGCTCTTTGTTCAAGCAAAGTTGGTATTTCTAATTTAATTCTATTTAATAATTCTGTTGTTAAACTTGGAACAGCGCTCCCAACATTCATTGCGCTAAAGTCTACGGTTAACAATTTGTAATATAGAAACTTTGGTGAGATAATATCTTCCTTGATTTTAGTCCAGAAAAGTGTATCAACTGTCCAAAATCTCTCATTTACAAAAAATATATTTGATAAAGTACCTTTTCTTGGTATAAGAACTGACTTTTTATCATATAAATAAGAATCAACATATCTCATAATTCCCCCCGTTCCATAAACAGGGACTTTTCCATCTGATAATTTTTTGTGGTCTTTTCCATACTTAATTTCGCAAAGTTCGGATAATGAAAAAGTAATCATATCATTAGGAATCATATCCTATGCCTCTTAATTTCTCTTTTATCTTTTCCTCAAGAGATTTAGATTCTTCAAATAACTTCGACAACTCAAGGGTTAACTTTTCCATCTTTTCTTCAAATGGTACACCATCATCTTCAGCTTCTTCAATACCAACATATCTTCCTGGTGTTAAAACATAATCATGGGTTTTGATTTCGTCAAGTGAAGCTGATTTACAAAAACCATCAATGTCTTCATAATTATTGTTATCTCTCCATGCATGAAAAGTTGAATAAATCTTTTGAATTTCTTCATCTTTTAATTCTCTATGCTTTCTAGTTTCCATATAACCCATCTTACGAGCATCTATGAATAAAACTTTATCTTTTCTACCATTCTTATTCTTTGAAACAAACCATAAAGATACTGGTATCGAGACATCGTAAAATAGTTGAGATGGCATAGCTACTATACAATCAACCAGTCCCTCTTCAAGTATATTCTTTCTAATCTCATATTCTTCACTTCTTGAAGTTGATAACGAGCCATTAGCTAAAACAAACCCTGCAATACCTCTTGGACTAAGTTTTGTGATTATATGAGATATCCAGGCATAGTTAGCATTACCAATTGGAGGAGTTCCCCATTGCCATCTTCTATCATCAGTCAGATGTTGATGACCCCAATCCTTAATATTAAATGGAGGATTTGCAAGAATGTAATCAGCTCTTAATGTTTTATGCTGATCATTAGTAAAAGTATCGGCATCTCTTTCTCCAAGATTTGCATCAATACCACGAATAGCTAAGTTCATTTTAGCTAATCGCCATGTAGTTGCGACATATTCTTGACCAAACACATGTATACTGTCAAGCTTGCCTGAATGTTCTTGGACAAACTTAGCTGATTGAACAAACATGCCACCGGATCCACAACACGGGTCTATGTTCAT